CACAACCGGATTGCCGCGCACTTTGAATTTCGCGGCCTGCATTCCCAACTGGATGCCGCCCGCGCTATCAACCGAAACGCAGGCTACACCCGGCATTGCGAACCCCTATGAAAACTCGTAATCGGCTGCGGTCGTTTTCACGCCGCCGCCCGTCAACTCAAGCGTTGTGCCGCCGCACTCGATCAGCACCTTCGGGCCTTTGACGTGCAGCACGTCGCCCTTAAGCGTGATGGTGAAGCCGCCGAACGTAATCACATGCTCGTCGCCCTTGGCGCTGGGCGCGGCGTTGGCATTGCTCCACGTCATGGGCACGGCAACGCCTTGTCGGAAGTCGCCCACGGCTGAAATGGCCGTCATTTGCTGCCCCTTGCTGGGCGGCGTATGCACCTTCAATGCGCCCGCTGTCTGGGCGTAAGGGATAGGCGGGGAGAGGAACGGCTTTTCATCCGTGCCGCCCCGCCGAAGCCGCACAGTGCCGTTCGCCGCATCAACCTCATGCACGGGGCCGCGCTGAAACATGCCGTCCATGCGGCGTTGCATTTCGGCCATGCCCGCATAGAGCCTCGTAAGGTGCGCCGCTATGTCGTCGCTCATGGCGTTTCATCCGGCGGGAGCGCGTCGTCGGCGTTGCCCGCGTCAACGGTGAAGGTGCCCGCCTGTTCATCCGAAACGGTGAAGGCGGTAGCCGCCGCGTCATTGTCGGCCAGCGGCATAATGCCAATTGCTGCCGCTGTTTCATCTGACAGGCCCAGCGCGGCTTGCGCCTTGCGGGCGGGCGTCAGATTGCCCGGCGCTGTAATCTCTTGCTCAAGCCATTGGCCGATTGGCGCTAGGTAGGGGTCGGATTTGAACGCCGCCACCAACCGTTCCCAGAAATATTCAAGCGGGCCGCCGTAGGGCGGGTCGGAAAGCGTGGAAACCCGATAAGTGATTTCCCGCGCGGGAACACGGGCATTCTGCTTGTCCAGCTCAAATAAATAGGCTTGCGACGTGACCTTTTTAATCGACACAACAAGGTCGCGCCATAGCCGCGCCCAAGCGCTGTCGCTGGCTTGGAACGTGCGCTCTATCTGCCGCCAGATCATATTGATTAGAATATCGCCGCCGCTGTCGGCGGGGTCGATGATCTGCGGGGTGCCGCCCACGTCCACCGAAACAGCGCCGGGGGCATAAACTTGGATGGTGATTTCAATCTCGCGGTTCGCGCCCAGAATGTCGGTGCCTTCCAGCTCGTCGCGGTCGTCGTCACCCGTAAAAACATTGATGATAGGCTTTAAATCATCTTCGCCGGGGTGCGGGTCGGTTGGCGAGCCGAGCACGTTATCCCCCGCAAGCGTCTGGCCTTTAAGCGCCTGCACCGTCAAATATTGCAATGTCAGCGCGGCAATGCTCATATTTTAGCAACCCTTGAAAGAACCATGCTTACGCGCTGCTGCCCCATGGGCGCGGCGCTGTTTACCGTGTATTGCGGCTGCCCCTCGCGCTCGATTGCAACAATCACGTCGCCTTTGCGCGGCGCGGTATTCGGGGGTACAAGCCGTTCAGTTTCGATTGTCAGTGTTACGGCGGGGATCATCATTGTTCCGATGTTCCCGTTGCGTGTTCCGTCGCCCGTGGGCCGCTCAATTTCTTCGGTTATTTCAAGGATAGCCCGCACCTCGTAGGGGGTGCGGTTCGGGTCGTCGGTGCCCACAAGCACGGTTGATTTTGCCTTGGGGACAACCCGAACGGTTTCTGCGTTGATCCGGTCAACCGCCCGTCCGGCTAATGCGTCAAGGCGGTTCCAGATCGTCATAGCAGCGCGCCTTTTTACAGGTTGATACGCACGCGGCCTGTGGTGAGGCCAGCGCTATTGGCAACGGCAAGCACGGCATGGCCGACAAGGAGATTGTCTGTGGCCGTTACGGTCATTTCCTTGGCGGTAGCGTCCCAATAGATCGCTGCGCCTTGCGTCCAAGCCTGCGAGTTTTTCTTTTTGGTGTCAAAAACGCCTTCTGTAACGATTTCGACTTCCGCGCCGCTTAGTGCGTCGTAAGCGGCGAAGCCGTACATTGCGCCGACAACAACAAAATCGCCGGAGAGAACATTTGCGGGCGCAAGAACCGTGATCGTCTTGCCCGGCTGAACAAAGTTGCGCATTGCTGCACCTTTCTAAATTCGGTTTTGGTTATGGGCGGCAGGGCCGCCGCCCGCTTAGGGTTGCAGCGATTAAGCGCCAGCGCCTTTGTAGAGGCCACGGAAGTCAGCAGGCGCAGCGCCTACGTCATGGCGGCACTTCACTTCAACGCCGTCAATGTTGAAGCCAACGCGCGTTTCGGTGAACGGCTCGGTGTTGCCGTCCAAAGTCGCCAACAGCATCGTGTCAACCTGCGCCGGGTCGGCGGCCAGATACCAAGCCGTAGCGCTTCCGGCCACATCAAGGTCGGTGCGGTGCACACCGTTTGAAAGCCGGGCTTCGCTGATAATCTGCAAGCTGCGGATAAATTCAGGCACAACAGCGCCAGGGGTGTTCGGCGTAACGGTGGCAACCAACTTCTGCGCCGCAACTTCCAGCTCCGGCGGCACCAGCAGGTAACGCGGGGAAATGTTCAGCGTGGTTTTGCCGTCCATGTCGAACTGTTTTGCCATGCCAGTTCGTGCGGCGGTAAGCCCCGTTTCTGCCAAGGCGCTGCCGCCGCCGGTGCCCAAGTTGAAATGCTTGGCCGCATGGAAAAGCGCAGTTGTGTCGCTTTTCAGCACGGGGTTAAGCAGGAGCATCCCCCAAACCAAGTCGCTTTCAAGTTGTGCAACGCTGTTGCCGAACTTGCCGGGAATGTTCGTAAACGCACCCAGATTGTCATTGACAATAACTTGGCGGGTGATCGCAACAATCCGGCCATAAGTTGCCAGCTTGATTGTTTCGTCACCTTCCAGCAGCGAACCGTACTTGTATTCGCCGTGTTCGTTGACTTTCTCAAGCTGTGGGCCGTTGCTCAACTGGCTCATGTGCATTTCGCGGAAATCGGAAAGCGAAATAGAGCGGGTGAACGGGCGGAATGTCTGCGGCGCGGCCTGATATGCCGCACGCAGCGAACGGTTGGTCACGTTGCCGAGGATGATTGCGAAATCGGAAGTCGTGTGAAACGCGCGGCTTGCAATCTCGTCGCGGGACATGCCGCGCACCTTTTCGCCTGCGGTTTCGAGGCAGTCTTTCGCAATATCAACCAGCGTTGTGCCGCGATACTGGCGGGCGGGTTCCGTCATGGTCACGCCGCGCGTATTAGCGCGGGCAAGCAAGTAGGTTTCAATCGCTTCGCGGCGCGTAACCGTTTCATCAAGGCCGCCCATGCGAACGTGTGGCTGCACTGGCGTTTCCTCTTGTTTAGCGGCCAGCTTGTCGAGTAGCTTGGCGCGGAAGTCGGTAAGGCTTGTTCCCAAGCGGATATGTTCAGCACCGAAATCACGCAGGCCATGCCGATCAGAAAGCGTCAGGATTTCAGCGCTGCGTTCGTTCTGCTCGCGTACAGCTTGCGCAACGGCGGCGGTGACGTGGGCCGTAATGTCTTCCTGCCCGCGCGCTTCCGGCGCAAATGCAGGGGCGGCAACTACGGGCGCGGGCTGCGCAGGCGCGGCGCGCTGTTCCGTAGCGGCGGGCGCTGCGGCTGCCTGTGCCACGGGCGGGGAAACGGCGGTGCTGCCGTTTTGCTCGGCGGCAGAATTTTCGGCGCGAACAGTCATCGCGTCTTCTCCTGTAATTGCCGAACGCTCGGCGGATTGTGATAATTTGTCCTGCGCTTCAACCACGCAGGGATTAGTTTCCGGCTTGCCCGCAGAACGGATTTGCGCGCCGGGGTCGGCTGGAATGGGCACGGCGGAAATCTCCATCGGCTCCCAATCCACTACCCGCCAAAGCGGGATTTTTTCGTCGTCGTCTTCCTCCTTCACAATCTTGTGGAGGCGGTAGCCGACCGAAACATTTCTGATAATGCCGTCCCGAATATCCTGAACGATGCCCTTGGCTTCATCCCGGTTGGACAGCTTCACCGTTGCAAGCCCCTTGCCGCCCTCAATGCGGGCGGTGCCGGGGACAACGGAGCCAATCACATCGCTTAGGTCGTAAGCCCCGTGTGTATTGAGGAA